CTTAATCCTAACCCATTCCTATTATTATTTAAATAAACTGCAAGAATAACTTGTGCTTTTTTAACCTGTTCTGGAATCTCTGTATCTGTAAAATAATCAGTTGTTATTCGAAACGGAAATCCTGTTGCATAAGTATTAATGTAAGTATCTGGTTTCCTGACACCTGTACGAGGCCATTGTAATGCTTGTGTATCTGTTACCCTTGCACCTAAAAATCTTTCTCGATCAATCCTGACCGCAGCAGTGTATAAAGCTCTGTTTTTATTATCAGTATTAGAACTGTCCCATACTGATACATCATCATCAAGAATTAATCCTTCAACAATGGTATTAGCATCAGACAGTGTTATGTAACTGTTTGCTGATGCTCCCCCTACTGTCGCGTCTATCGTGATTGCCATTGTTTTTTTGTTTTGGCTTACGTTTTGTTTTTGTTTGAGGTGCAGGAGCTACCGATTTGGTAGCCTCCTGTTCTCTCATTCGCCTAAAAGCAAAGATGCCCATTAACTAGAGGCACCTTTCAAAGCAACAAAGTTAATAACTATTGCTTCACTTAATGAACCTGCAGAAACATTAGAAACTGTGACTGCAAAAGAACCAGCAGCAATAGTGTTTGCAGCTACAAGATAACTGCCAGCAGTACCAGCAGAACCATGATTAACTACTACAACATCTGTTGCAGCGATTTTATCGTTAGTAACTGTAAATGAAACCTCTGCGGCTGCAGCCAAAGCTGCATTGTTCATTGTAATCTGACCTGACTCTGTATTAAGAGTTACACCTGTACCTTTGTTTGTTGCTTGGGTAACTGTACCACCAGTTGTAGGTCCAGTTAATTTACCCGCAGTAACTTCAAATTGACTTGGCATGATTAATTACTCCTAGTCTTGAGTTGATACGTTAGTAGCTCTAACGATACCAATGTTTTTTGTCTCGTAGACTTTCGACCAGTTGCCTACTGTACCAAGTTGTGTTCTGTTTGGGTTAGTTGTTGTAACTGCCCATTTTGAACCAACAGGATGATAAGTGTAGTGCAAGTCAATAGCCATAGCATCTGATTTTGCCAGAATATCTCTGTCAGTTTCAGTTGTTAAACCTGCTTGCTCTCCACTAGCTACTGCACCTGCAGTAAAGAAATAAGTACTGTACTCAGTTGATGAGCCTGACCCTGCGGTAGAAACGTCATCTGAAACAATAACTCTCAACCCACAGTATGTTGGTACTGTGTCATTACCTGCAGTATAAGCTCCTGTGATTGAACCACCAGATGCGGTTGCTGAACCACCATTGCCATCACTTGCAAGTACATAGTCAACCATTTTTCTCTCTACAAGATCATAGTAAACTTTACTGTGCATACAAACAGCAGTTAACTTGTCACCTTGATCTCCAAGAATTGACCTTGCTTTCGCAACGTGTCTTGGTGAAAGACCAGTAGGTGTATCAGATGAACCACCATCAATTGTTAAGCCAAAAAATGCTGCGTTTGAATCTGTTGAGTTAACAGAACCAAATACACCATCAAGACAAGCCAACAAATCTTTTTGTCTTTGGTTTGCAATGTAAGCACCGATCTTTTGACCGATTGCTGCCATTGGATCTGAACCTGCTGCCAATGCAGCTAAATCTCTAGATTCGAAAGCACGACCTCTGTGTAAAATCACACCAACTTGTTTGTCAGTTGAGATTTTGCCGGGTGTCAATGAAGAAGAATCTGATAAAACTTCAAAATCTCCGCTTAAGTTTGCAGAGAAAAAAGGTACATTAACGAAATCACCACCCTCAGTAGCATTTAACTCAGCCATAGGTGCAACCACACCGCTTGCAAGAAATGAATCTCTAGCAGTAGTTTGCTCTATGACATATGGGGTAAATACCTCTGGAACGATAATATCACTCCTGAGAACTGCCATTTGTTCAAGAATAAAAATTTAACGGATGTGGGCGTAACCCTTATTTGACTTAGCGTAGCCTTGCCTAATATTTACATACTAACGTGTTTTAGCAATTTCTCTCAACTTTTGCCAAGTTTCCTTACCATAAGTTTTATATATACGACCTTGTTCTGTAATATCTTCACTTGATTTTAAAAATGGTTTTAACATATCCTCTGAAAAATTATCATTGCTTGGCCTTGATATAGGTGCACCTCCACCTGTTGCTTGTCTGTTTTTCAATAAATATGGTTTTTCTTTTTCAAGTTTTGTTTTTACATATTCTTCTACAGGCAATTGTTCGTAGCCATCTACAACAATTGGCTTTCCATCTTTAATTTGTATTTGATCTTTTGGTACTAAGTTATTCAAAACAAGTTCTGGGTCGTGGGTTATTTCAGATAGTGCCTGTAAAGAAGGTGCAATTAATTCAAGTTCTCTATTTCTTGCTTCAAGTTTTTGTATTTTCTCTTTATCTTCTGCAGACTTATCTCGATATTGTTGTTCTAATAAACTCTTTGATTCTTCATATTTGCCTTCTTTTTCTAAATCTTCTTGTTCACGCTTTTGCTTGAACGCAAGAAGTGCTTCGTAATCTTCTGGTACTTGTTTTTCTGAAGAAGGCTTTTGATTTTTTAACTTACCAATCAATTCGTAGTTTTTAGCCTCTAATTTTTTTACAGATTCTCTTAATTGCTCGAGTTCTGCATTGTTTTCGGGTGGCGTAACCACTTCTTTGTTTTCTTCAGACATAAATAAGTCGTAAACTTAAAGATATTATAATACTAATACTACCATTTGACTTTTGCAGCCCAAAAAGCCGCAGACATTTTACCTTTTGCTATGTTTTTTGCATGACGAGCAAGAAAAGATTTTCTTCTTGCTTTTTGTTTATCTGATTGTGGACTTTTACCTGCTCCTCTTACACCTTGTTGACCAAATCTAATTAATTTAACTTTATCTCCTTCTTTGGCTAAGACTGCATGACTTGATGTTGGATGGTTTGGTGTTCTTTTTGGTTTATTGAACCCACTAAATGTCTCAGACCCACGTTTAACTGTCATTATCGCTTCCTTGCCTTTGTATAAATATCTTTATCAACTTTTCTAGCAGGTCCACCTCTCATGTAACTGTTCACTCGTGCCATTGACCAAGCCGCCATAGATACGTTACGACTACCGCTTGATAAATAAGCACCTTGACCTTTTCTGTAAACAGCTGCAAGTTCACCATACTTGAAACGAGTACCTTCAGCTTTAGCTCTTAGTGCTTTTTTTGTTGCGGCGTTTAGTGGACTTCTTCGACTTTTTTGTGACATCTTGGTTAACCCTTGATTGTTGAACCGCTTTAATATCAATATACTTACCTGCCTTATAAAGTGCAGCAGTACGTTTTATTTCAGCAGCCTTTGTTGCTTTATTTCTAGCACCTTTTAGATAAGCGGTTGGTATACCAGTTTTTTTATCCTTCGGTACTTTTCTCTTTTTTGGCATCTTTCTTTTTAGGTTTTTTAGCTTCTGCTAATTTTTGTAATAAAGTTTTTGCCATTATTTTTTACCACCTTTTTTAACTTTCTTTTTTTTCTTAGGCGGTCTACCCATTTTTGAACCATAGGTTCCTTTTCCCATTGGCATAATAAACTAAGCAACTATTTCTAGTATAACTTTTAAATTGCCTTTGGATATTTTTTTATTAAATCTTTTAAAGACAATTCAGATCCATCATCTCTTATTATCTGACGTAAGGCTTCTCTTGGACTTTTGTTTTTCGTTTTAACTAAATAATTAAAAAAAGGTTTTTTGTTACCAAGTGCTTCAGATTGCATACTCGGGTTTTTATTCAACCAATCAGGATAGCTTTCACTTTGTGACACACGACCAACACTACTTGGTCTTGTGTCGGGAAATTTTTTTCTTAAATCTTCATCATCAATTACAGGTACAGTTGTAGATCTGCAATTAAAGTGTTGAGGTGGCATTGGACCTTCACCATATCGAAAAGTTTTTCCGTCTAAACTTCCACACAATGCAGTCGTTTTCGAGTCCAAAGTTGCTACATATTCATATCTTTGAGTAACATCTTGGTTTGCAGCATAAACTTCTTGACTAGCCATAGTTTGCACCTGATTAACAGTTGTGAGGACAATTGTTCTTACTTGATTATTGGCTAATTTTATTCCACTACCACCGGCAAGTGCTTGTGCTTTTGCTGTCATTTCTTGATTTCTACCAAATTGTAATCGACCTCTTAACCTTCTTGATATTTTTGTTAAGGATTCGCCTTCTGTTATGCCAACTCTTACTTCTCTTGAAATTAAATCAGCTTGTGATGATGCTATACCACGAAATGCTTTTTCTATTACTTGACCACTAGGCAAAGTAATAGTGGAACCTTTTGCTGCTGTAAGATTAAAAGTTCTGCCTACCTGTGATTCGAGGGTTGGTAATGTAAGAATATTAACTTGAGTTGGATCTGTATAAACAATACTTCTAGCAAAATCGGCAGAAACTTGTACTGTATTTACATTTGCTGCACCACGGGGTAAAACCTTTTGCAGTTCATTTGCTACAAAGTCAGTTTGAAATACTGCCAATGCTTGCATTTGGTCAGCCATATATCTTGTACCTTCAACAGACCAACCTTCTAAACTTTCTTTAAATTGTGCCAACATTGATCTAATACGTGCAACAGTAGCAGGTGCAGTAACCTCATCAATGGTCGCAAGTTTATTAGTTAAATCTAAAATAACATTGTTATAGTTGGTTACTATTTCTCTTGCTACACGATTGCTATATCTATTTAAATCAATAGATTCCCTGTAAAAACTTTCTGGTATTGACATCTTTATTCTTCATCATCTGTCTCTTCTTCATCAGGTTCCTCTTGAGGTTCCTCAGGCTTTTTTGATTCAATCAGCTCTCCCCTTTGTGTTGATTCAATCTCTTCCTCTACATCAAATTCATCACCCAATACTTCGCCCTCATGTAATTGCTTTAATAAAGTTTCTTGTGTAATTGAACCTGCAGTATAAAGTTGAAGCAATGCTTGAATTTCTTGAGGTTCAAGTCTTTGTGATAAGAAGTCTCTGTTAACAAAACAACTACCTGCTTCAGCATTAAGATATTGACCGTGATAAGCCAAACAGTTGTCTATCATATCTTGCATCTGTTGTGCTACAACCATCATTGTTGAGTCGCCCTGTGACCTGTCAATTCTTTTAGCTTCTGCGGTTTCAGCCGATAACTTTTGACCTAATACCGCAGCAAGACCCAACTCATTTATTTGATTAGATAAATTATCAAGTCTTTTAAACTGTGCATCATAACTACGACCTGCAGGTTCAATATATTCTGCTCGACCATCAGCAGGAAAAGCAATAGCTTCGCCGGGTCCCGCAGAAACTTCTTCGGAGTTTTGCGGAAACCCATAAAAGGCAAGCATAGGTACAGCCGATATATGTAACTGATTATCTAAATCTGATTGTATTTGATATGCTTTTAAATTTAATTCAGCAATATCTGCCATTGGTGGTCTTGATTCAAGTAAATTTAATCTGTTTGAATATGCAACAGAAAAAGGTATCTCTGGTAGCGATGTAGTTCCCTCTTCAATTTTTACAAATTTATTGTTTTTACCTTTCTGATAAATTTCAAATGAACCTCTTTGCAGAAATCTTATTTGATCTACAATTTTTTCACCATATAACCCATCAGGAATAGCAACTTTTTCTTGCAACCTTAACTGTGTAAATTTAACTTCACCTTCAATCACCTCAGTTCTAAAACCTAATATATCTCTTGGGGTATATGTGACCCAATAAGGTCTACCACCTTGATTAGACTTTGGAGCATCAACAAGAACACCAACATGACCATATCTAACCATTTTTCTTGTAGTCTCGTAAGTCCAGACGTTTAAATCATTACCTTGTAGATCAACGTCAAATAAATGTTCTCGTATTTGATCTGCAGTTTCATTTAATCTAACAGGTTTTCTTGTAAGCATGCCTGCAAGCATTCTTTCAAGACGTAAATAAAATGGTGGACAGACTGATCGAGCAAGTCTGTTGTCATAGCTTTCATCTAATTCTCTAGGTTCTTGTGGCAAGTATCGTCTATGCCTTCTTCTCATCTGATATGTACCACCTAACAAATCTTCAATAAGCATCCAATGAGGTTCTTGTTGAAACCAAATAGCATTAGGATCATTTATTTCTTTTCCTTGACTGTTTGTTTCTCTGTCGTAGTAGTTATAACCTGAATACACTTTTAAAACTCCTTAATTAATTACAGTGTAATAGCTTTTCTTAATAAAGCCTAATACCAGTCTTGCGACCAGCACCCATATGTAATGGATTAAACAACCTCCAACAAATGTAACCAAGTGCATCTACCATATGGTCATAACCAGCCTCTTTGTCTGGGTCACCTTTTTCAGTATAACTTTGCAACTCAAGACACTCGATTAATTTTTTTGCAGAACTGTGAATCTTTAATCTAATGTTACCTCTACCATCTTCAAATAATCGCTGAACAGAATTGACTCTATCTCTTATCGGTGGATTTGAAGCTGCGGATTGATTAACAAGTCCGTAGCTTTCAAGTATTTGGATGTCGGTTTTTGTAGCATTTGTGCTTCTATTACCGCCTGAAGCGTCAGGGTAGATATAAATTTTGTTAAACGGATATCTGCTTTTAATCTCTTTTGCCAAGGTGTCAGTGTCATAACTAGCATTAATTTCATCAAAGATGGTCATTGAATCACCTATAGCAAGCCCAATCACAGCATTAGTATTTCCAATATTAAAGTCGATCCCAATTCTGAGTGGTTCGTTTTCTATATTTGGCCTTTCTTCAATGACATGAGTAGATCTTTCGAAGCGACTATAGACTACTCCTGTTGTTATGTTACAGAACTCGCCATTCAAATATGCTTGAAGTAATCCAGACTCATAATTCTCTTCAAGTCTTGTAATAAAATCAGCAGGTAAATGTGGATTATCATAAGTCCTCATTTTTATTAAACGTCTATCAGTTTTTGTTTTAGCCTCGTTACTGCCAAAGGTATTCCACATCCACCGAAATCCCTCAGGTGTTGACGCTACACCAAATTGTCTTTGATTACCACTGCGAAGTCTTGCAAGAATACGAGGAAAAGCACGATCTGCAATGCTTGGCGATACAGTATCAATTTCATCTGCAAGAACCCATGCTAAGTTTAGACCGATAATTCTTGACCAATTCTCAAACGACCTACATAAGATCTTTGCCTCCCCATTTGGTAAATGCAAAGAATACTCGGGTAATGGGGATTGCCTTAAGGTGTAAGGAATACCATAATTTTCTAAAAAAGTTTCAAAATCATTCTGCCAAATATCACGAATAAGAGGTGCAGTTGGTTCCATCACTGCACCAGTAAAGCCTTGATTACTCATAGCTAACTGTACAGCTTTTGCACAAAGACTTCGAGTTTTACCTGCACCATAACCTGCTGATAAACCAATAATCTCAGTATCTTCATCATTTACAAAAGCAAGTTGACCGGGATGTAAGTCGCTTTTTATTTGTTTAAGTATCTCTTCGCAGTCAATGTTAGAGGAACTTACACTTTCAAGTATTCCACCTTCTTGTATATCTAGTATGCTCATTTAACTACACCACTTATCTTCGCCATAGTATTTATACAACCTAAAGCTACATGAGGCTGACCATTTCTACGTGCATCTTGAGCCAATGTGCTTAATTGTGATAAAAGTTCTGCAGAAAACTGACGTCTGTCAATCTCCCAATCAATTGATATGAGTTTGTTTGCCTCTGCTAAATATACATCAACTTGTCTTTTGTTTACCCCCCATTCCCTTGTGCCATATGCCACAATTTCAGAACGACTAGCATTTCGAGCTTTTAAACCTGCTACTTTACGAACTCTTGCATCAAATTCTTTTTTGGTAGATCTAGCCAT